ACGGACTTGAACTACCAAACTTGGTTGAGTCGTCATCGGTTAATATGATTGGCGCTTTAGTAGTAAATTTTTGTCCGCCAACTGTTGATGCTGCTGCTGAATTCCATTCTTGTATGCCCCAGGCAGTAGACCCGGTGTTGATCCACCAAGTGCCATCTTCCGGATTCGCTCCCGGAGCTGTTGCTGTTCCTACTAGCTCTCCAAGATCAACATTTGCACGAATAATAAATGCTGCATTTGAAACACCTAGCAAACTGTATGCCGCTAGTAGTCCATATTCGTTTAATTCTGATCCGTGAATAGGAGTGCTGCTTGCTGTCTTTTCGAAATACGGTACTCCAAAAAGATCAATTAATTCTTTCTGCGAAGTAACTTTATATACAGAACCAAAGTTACTTGGCGATGTTCCAGCGGCAGTACCTGTGCCAGCTGCATTTGATTTATTTTCTGCGGTAGCTACAAAAATTAACGGTACAGTCCCTGGTGCTGCAGGGGTGTAAAAACTTTCGTCAATTACGGTAACTTCTACGCCTGGTGATGTTAGTGCCATACCCATTATCTCCTAGTAATAGTTTACTGTTTGTATTTAGCGGTTCTACCAAAAAAGTGGCTGTTATACCGCATTAAAAAGGGGAAGAAAAGGTGTAAATATTATTATGAGACCGCTTTGTAAGACCTGTAACGAACGCCCGCGAGCAGTGAACTATAAAAAGGGTAATAAAACCTATTATAGAAGTCAGTGCGAAACCTGCATGACTAAAGGTTCTAATCACGGAATACCTAGATGGTATCGAGCAGGGTATCGACAAAAGAGTACTTGCGATAAGTGCGGGTTTAAATCATCGCATAAGGAAGTGTTTAGAGTGTTTCACGTTGACGGAAATTTAAACAACTGCCGTTATTCAAATCTAAAAACAGTCTGTGCCAATTGTGCTCAACTGCTCTCCAAGACCGACGCTACTTGGCGCCAAGGCGATCTGGTGGCCGACTATTGATTCTACTGTTTGATAAAGATTATCAATGGTGGTATTATTTTCAATTTCGTAATCAAAATTTGTGCCGACCCACGACCATTCAGAAGCATGTATCTTTTTCATTTTGAGATCGTTTAAGTGATAATTGGAGCCTTTATTTGCTTCGACGGCACTAGAATACCATTCAGGCAGTTCTCCACGCTTTACCCAGATAATTTTCCCGCCTGCATTTTGTATACTTTCAATTTCATTTGGAAAACGGCAGTCAGAAACTACAATATTATCTTTACTTTGACGTAATTTGTTTTCTAGACTAGCAATCCAGATATCATTATGAAACCCTTTACGACAAACTTCAGTACCCCAATATTGTAAAATCCAACGAGGAGTTAATGTGGGCATTGCTAGTCTTTCTGCCCACCAAGGATCTACTTGCTCTCGCCATTCGCGTGCTTCTTTTGTGCGTCCTTCGAGCATGGTTCTATCCCACCCAAACACACTTGCGACAGCATCCTTGAGTGTATTAGCAAAACTTTCTCTACGGAACTCGTGTGTATTAACAAGATAATCTGCGACGGTATCTTTTCCGCTACCAATAAATCCGCAAATGCCGATGATCATATAACTCTCCTAAATATGAGTTATATTATACAGAAAAAAATTATAATGTCAACCTTTTAATACCAAGGTTTTGGACGAATAACCTTTCCTGGATTATTGAGTTTGCGAGCAAGTGTACTCGCCGTATTGATTGCTTTAGTACGCTTTTGGCGTCTTGCTTGTGTTGGTGCTGTTCTAGCACGAGTGCGTTTCATTGTTTGTGCTCTAGCAACGTTATACTGCTGAACACATTTAGATGGGTGGCTCACTTGTCTGCCAGCACGGATACCTGTCGAACAACGGAAACGTAATTTATCTGTCCCGCCTCTTGCGTCGTGTTTGCCCATACCCCAAACCATTTTAGCAGTTTCGTTGTAGTATTCATCATTTAGGTCGCAGTCGCCTTGAATACAAGTTACTTCTTTGCCGTGTTTCTTAAAGTAGGCAATGATTTCATCATTGCTCATTTTTCCATATGTACGTAAGAACTTCTTTGATCCGTCTGAAAACTCAACACGAGTAACAGTTTCGTTTATTTTAAATTCGTCAAATCTCATTATCCAATAATCCAACTGTATCCAATGCCACCAGAAACAAGATTAGTTAGTTCCATTGTTAATCTTTCCAGATCTTGGTGTCCTTCTTGTTTAATGCTTGTTCCGTTTAGAGCAGTACCACCTTGAGGTCCAGCGATTGAAGCAAACTTCTCTCTAGCCTGTCCCAGCATAATCTTACAGTTTGCCAAGGTGTAATCTTTAATCCATTGTCCTGCATATGTATCTGTAATAATAGCAAAATCGGGTTTGGTATTATAAACCCAAAGAAGTACCTGTTCTTCGCCTCTGGGACGTTGTTGTACAACTAATTTATGACTTTGTGGGTTCCATGTAAAATTAATAAAACTTCCGAACATTTTGCCTATTAATTCTTGATATTGAGAAAACAATTCATAGGTTGCAAGACCACCCATATTGGTTGAACTTAGCAAATATGTGTTTGTATACGCAAGATTAAATGGTTCAAACACAGTTCCGCCTGTTCCATTACCTGTTCGCGAACCAACACTTCTACGGAAAATTTGTCTTACTTGTTGTATTTCAGAAGGTAAAATATATTCGTTTTGATCTTCGACTAGTGTCAAAAATGCATAACTTTCTTCTACAGCGTTGTCAGATCTCTGGCGGAAAACACCGAGGGCACGCTTTAATGATATTTCGTAATGTTCTGGATCTAATTCAACATCAATCATGCCATCGCCTAGCATGAGTTTACAGTAATCAAAAACTTCTTGTTTAGCTTCGTCAATATTGCTCATATAACTATTTATGCCTTGCTCTAAAAACGGTAAATACGTGTACTATGCCAAGACTTAGTTTATATCGCCCAGAAAAGGGCAACGATTACAAATTTATTGATAAAACAGCCTGGGAGATGTTTCAGATAGGTGGAACAGATGTATTAGTACACAAATACATTGGACCAGATTCATCTCAATCAGGGTCCACACCTACAACTCCAGAATATGCATCTACAGATCCTACAAACATTCAGGATATGCTGTTTTTAGAAAACAGAGATCGAAAATATGATCCTGACGTGTACATATTGAGAGGTGTGTACCATATACAAGACATTGACTTTAATCTTAGTCAATTTGGTTTATTCTTGCAGAACGATACTATTTTTATCACATTCCATATTAACGATACAGTAGAAAAACTTGGAAGAAAAATAGTAGCAGGCGATGTAATTGAATTACCTCATTTAAAAGACGAATATGCACTCAATGATTTGCAGTTTGCCTTAAAACGTTTTTATGTTGTAGAAGAAGTAAATCGTGCAGCAGAAGGATTTAGTGTAACTTGGTACCCGCATTTATATCGTGCAAAATGTAAACCGCTAGTAGATTCGCAAGAGTTTAAACAAATACTTGACGATATTGCAGATACTGAAAATTATAAAGGTGCATATAATAGTCAAAGTACATATTTCCCAGACGATATTATTGAATATAATGGTATAAAATATACCGTAATTAAACAAGTTACTGGGGTCGAACCTCCTAACGAAGAACACTATCGCTTGTCAGATTCATTAAGAGATGTGTTGTCTACTTACGAAAAAGAAATGCAGATAACACAAGCAGTTCTAAATCAAGCAGAACAAGATGCACCTAAGAGCGGCTACGATACTACAATGTTCTACACGCTTCAGCAAGATGAAGAAGGAAATGCAGAACTAGTTACAGCAGATAGTGATGAATTGTTAATACCATCTACAGACAAAGATGGAAATACTTTATACGACGATAAAGGTGAACCGATTTATATGGCTGTTACAGCCGATACTGTTTATCAAACTCCTGAAGGAAGCGGATATAATGGTTACATTACCGGAGACGGCATACCAGCAAACGGTGCTCCGTTTACAAGTGGTATTGCTTATCCTATCAATCCGATCAACGGACAGTACCATCTAAGAACAGACTATCTTCCTAATAGACTTTTCCGTTTCAATGGTTCGCGATGGGTTAAAATTGAAGATAATATTAGAATGACTATGAGTAATTTAGGAAGCAGCGACGTTATCGACGGCGCAACATTTGAAGGAAAAGATGAACGACAAACTCTTAAAACTTCGTTTATTAATAATCCTCGTGTTAATAATATTGGTGGCAAGCAAGTTAAAGAAAAACAAGGACTTTCAAAAGCACTTAGACCTGAGGCAGATGAATAATGGACTTTTTTTATGACGGACAAATAAGAAGATATGTTACTCAATTTATGCGTATCTTTATTGGTTTTAAATATGAGGCGGGAGACGGAAATCAAACTTCTGTTCCTGTAATGTACGGAGATTTGTCTAGACAGGTTGCAAACCTTATTAAAGAAAACAGTGAAAATAAAATACCTACAGTGCCACGTATTGCATGTTATATTTCTGGGTTAGAGCTTGACACAACACGTTTATCTGATGCAACATTCGTTAGTAAAATGCATGTTCGTGAGCGTCACTATGATTTCGATAGTTCAGGGTCCGGAAATAGTGAGCCGGTATATACTGGCGAGCAAGGCGCAAACTATACAGTAGAGCGTTTAATGCCAACGCCGTTTAAGTTACGCATGAAGGCAGATATATGGTCGTCGAATACCGATCAAAAATTACAATTACTTGAACAAATTCTAGTATTGTTTAATCCGGCATTAGAAATTCAAACTACTGACAATTATATCGATTGGACTAGTTTAAGTGCTGTTTATCTGAGCAGTCTACTTTTTACATCAAGAAGTATTCCTGCCGGTGTGGAGAGTGACATAGATGTTTGTACTGTAGAATTTGAAATGCCTATATGGATTTCACCTCCTACTAAAGTTAAAAAACTTGGAGTTATACAAACTATTATTGCAAATATCTTCACAGAAGACGGTTCAATAACAAGTTTACAAGATGCAATTTATAATGAAGCAAAAGGAACAGCTCAAGAAATTGTTACAGCAAGATATCCTGTATTGTTGTTCAAGTCAGACAACGGAGAAGATTTTGATTATGACTTAACTTTGGTCGATCCATGGCAAGCAGTTGTTGAACTAGGGCTAGACGAGAAAGAATATAAAACCGGAAACAAACAATTAGATTGGAATGTGGTACTTGATGCAACCGGTGGTTTAAAATTATCTAACAAAATATTCTTTATGCAACCAAACGGATTTGAGATGGCTGGGACATTTGTAGTCAATCCTGTAGATCCAACTGTATTAGTTGTTACATTTGATCAAGACACTGTTCCTACAAATACTGCTATTGAAAGTACAGTGTCTGGGTTGTCATCAAGGGGAACAATCGATGCTATTATCGATCCATATAAATTTAATCCAAAATTAAATTTTGGCGGTATTAATAAAATTACATTAGGAGTTAGATACCTAATGCTAGATGATGTTAACAATAGTCAAACTGTCGGAGACTCAGTATATGATGGCCCGGATGGATGGAAAAATCTTGATGGGTCTGATCCTGTTATCCATGCAAATTCTATCATTGAATGGGATGGATCGAAATGGGTCGAATTAAAAACGGCTGAAACATTAACAAACCCAACATATGTACAGAATTTAAAAACTGGTATTCAATACAAATGGGACGGAGAACAATGGCTCAAGTCATTTGAGGGAGAATACGCTCCGGAATATTGGAGATTAGACCTAAGTCTTTAATAAGTAATGGTATGCAGAAGCGTGCTGGGTTATTATTTCTATCAAAATCTACTAACAGAATACTTTTGATATTAGAAAATCAAAAGTGGACTGTTCCTACGTTTGAACGATCTGAATCAGTTTTAGCTGATGCAGAAACTCTTTTAAATTCTTATTCTAAAGGAAAAATATTACCCATCGAATTGTATTTGTCTGAAGACAAGGGTTTTGAATACAGTACATATGTTTGTCTAGTTGAAAAAGAATTTTTAACAGATACCGTAAATACATTATGTTGGTGTAAATTATATGACCTTCCAAAAAATTTACACAATGGTTTAAAAATAACATTAAATAGCAACATCATTAAAACAAAGATTGAAACAATTATGGAGTTAGAAACTAATGATAACTTTAGAAGGTAACAGCAGATTTAAAGAAGAACGTGAAACTTTTCAAAAAAAGATTAGTGGCATAACTAATGATTCTGTAAGAAGGGAAGCAGAAACTCTTCTTAAAAAATTGCTAGGAGAAGTGAGAGTTATCGATTCTGGACATTCTCAGTTAGCAGACGGAAATGGTCTTCCTGAAATGGTGCACGATTCGAAAAATAGAATTATTGAAATACGAACTAAATTAAATCGGTTAATTGAAGATTGGGAATCGTCTAAAAAAGTTTAAATAGCGTTAAAGCTCTTAACTATAATGTTACCGACCATCGATGCGTGAAACTCGCATTGATAATTGTATGTTCCAGATATGCTTGAAGGAATCTTCCAATACAATGTTCCACTATCCTTACCGTTTGCATCTACTCCAGTGCTGACAGTTCCGTCTGATGCTACATGAATTAATCCAGTACTATAATTTGTTAATGTTCCGTCTTTAACTAAGAATGGGTGGCCTGAACAATTTAATTCAAAAGCAATAGTAGTTCCGCTAATTGCATACACAATCGGGTTATTTCCTGAACCATATTGATCAAATCTGTAAGCAGTTGTAGCATTATTTGTAACAACTAGTTTTGTAATTGCTGGCAAATAAAATTTATCAACAGTCAGCGAAGCGGAAGTAGCATCAGTCAATGCTTCAAAAGTTGTTGCTCCACTAGACACTGTACTTGCAAATGAAATAGTGTCAGTTTCTGCATTAGTAGTTATTTGTATTCCTGTGCCTGCAACTAACGTCAATTGGTCTGTAGAGCTCGATGCTACAACATTAGTTTGTCCTGATACTTTAATCGTTTCAAAACTGTTAGAACTTGTTCCAGGAGCAGCAGTTGCTGAAAATGTTATAGTATCTGTTGATTCATCAGTTACTATTGTAATGTTTGATCCTGCAACTA